CCCTTCCCCCAAAATAGGTAGAAAACAACCCCTTGCATCTCGCAATCTTTGTTTTGCAAAACGGCTACAACGTGCCACTTCTTCCGGAGAATGCTTCCGCCCCTTGAATGTACATCCTTCCGGAACTGTTTTCGCTCCGCTTGGAATACCTTTATTCCAAGCAGGCCTACCCATAGCCACTTTACTCATTTTCTTTCGTGTCTCTGATGAAAGAACTCTTCCCTCACAATACTTGTTTCCCAGATTAGCTTTTCCTATTTTTGCTTTTGTTTCCTCAGTATGTCTCCCATTGTCACCCCCATCAGTCAGGTTGTAACCACTTGGAACCATCGCTCGTTTTCTTTTAATCCATCTCCGCTCAAGTTCATTCAATACATCTTCATCATCATTAACAACCAAAACATACCAATCAAACGAATCGAATCCATATTTCCGCAAAGCCTTCTGAAAATAATGACCGCCCCTACCAACCGCTTCCATTTCATGTTCATGTTTACGACGTTCCATCGTAAATACAGTCTTTCCTACGTAACACTTCCCATTCACCTTATTCTCAGCTATATAAACACAACCCACACTTCTACCCTTTTACCTTTCTGTCTCGCCTTTGCTGTCTCCGTTCTTTCTTCTCCACTTTCCGCTGCTCTGCCTCCATCAACTGCCGGGCCAATGACTTACCTCCAACCCTTCCCTTGATCGGTGTCCCGTCCGCAGCCCGACCACGTATCTTACCGTCTGCTTCTGCGGTTGCCGACACATCTATTGGTGATCTTTTCACTCCTCCGCCCTTCCTGCTCTTCGCCAGCAACACTTTCCTGTCAACCAACAGCATATAAATCTGGTCCAACGTCAAGTCGCCGATCGAGGTAGCCGACAAACCCCTTCCGCCCGACCACGGATCATCAACCAACAAACGTATATGATAAGGAGTAATTCCACAAAGCAAACCTCCAACAAAATCTTCATCTTCCTGGCCACCACGACTCTCTTCGATCGCAGCGGCCCCTATCCATTTCCCAACTGGGGAGATGACAACCGCTCAATCTCCAGTGCGAATTCAGTAATCAATACAAGGTCCTTCGCCATTGCTTCTTCTACTTGTCCCTTCGTTACTCCCTCATGCTTGAAGCCCAACCAAACAAACACCATCATCCCTTCCATGCTTCCCGTAATCCACCAAGTCACATAGGGGACTTTAACCTTTTTGATCTTCTTTCCAGTCAACTCCCCATACTCTTTTTCAGAGAGGGCCCCTTGATCCAATGCGGTAGCCGTAAGACGTTGAAACGTTTTCTCCGTCTCCTCCCGGCTCTTCCCCTTCCACTCTTTGGATTCCAAATCGACGTCAAGCACCCCCACGATATGTTTCTTCAGCTTGTCCGAAACCGTTACCCTGCCTGGATCAACTACAAACTTGGCAGGCAGGTCGTCCACATCCCACCGGGCGGCCTCCTCAAACTTCTCCCGCAGCATCGAGTCACGAAGATGCTTCGGCATCAAATTGATATTGGACGCATACGTTTCCAAAAAAGATGTCTTGTACGCCTTGAGGCACTCCCGCTCTGCCTCCGTCAATTCCTTGAATGAGAGCGGCTTAGCATGACACTGCTTCCCGCCAATTTCGACCGTCAATGAACCACCCGCACCAACCGCTCTGGCTTCTGCTTCACCCATCGAATTATCTCCTCTGACTCAGGAAAATTGTAGAACGTCTATTTCTCGGACCGGGAAGGGACTATACGTGCGATTCAACGGACACCCCCTATATCCAGAGGGTCTCCAATCGAAGCCACACACGGGCCCTCTACGGGCCGTCTGCGGCCTCTGTTAACTGACGAGCCAATGAACCATGCTTGCAGCGGCGGGGAAGAAACCCCAAGGCGTGTGCTACGGACACAGGGACGAGTCGGATGGAGGGGGTTTTGGATCGTCTGATTCTCTCAGTTGCACAGACATTGCAAGGACAAGCCTTCCAATAATGCAACTCTGTTTTCTTCACAGTCAAAATGTCGGACGTTTTCATTGGTCTGTCTCCTGGCCCATGAAAGTTACGGAAGCACGCGGACCGTGGCCCCGGCTTCACCCGGATAGTAATACACACCGTCAGCACCCCAGCTCGAAGTCCAACCAATGACCTCTTGGGTGTCAACATCGACGGTCAAATTGAAGTCATCACACAAGGCACGAGGGAAGTCCCAATAGCGGGTGGCATCAAGCCAAAGCACCGCAATTGCAACATCCTCCGGCTGGAACAAGTCAAAGATTTCGTCGGTCGTGTCGAACTTGCCTTCAGCCGTAAATGTTGCATCCTTCCGGCCAGCAGCCCGATTGGTGAATCCTCCGGAGTCTGAGTCACCCCATTCAGAGCTGGAGGCTAGTGTGGGATTTACAGCCCACTGAGTAGTACGGGCGACCCGTGCGGCACCTACCACAAAATTACCGAGACGACCTGTAAGTGCGTTTTCACTGGACATATCTGTTACTCCCTAGGAACTCCTAGAACTGGGACTGTGAGCTTGAGGAACTGCTGGAACTACTTATAGACGATGACGTGGCCGAGCTGGAAGACGATGTAACCGAAGAACTCGATGTTGCTGAGCTAGAACTACTGGACGTCGTCACCGAACTGCTGGACGAAGAATCCGTCGCTGAACTGCTGGACGAAGAAGATGTGATCGAAAACGATGACGATGACGTTGCCGAAGATGATGATGTCCCCAAACTGGAACTGCTCGACGATGTTGCTGAACTGCTAGATGATGTGACCGATGCCGATGACGTTAGTGAACTGGATGATGTAAGTGAACTGCTTGATGACGTTAGTGAACTAGATGACGTCAACGAGCTGGATGACGAACTCAAACTGCTCAGACTGCTCGACGACATCGAACTGCTGGACGAGGAACTCACCGCATCATCGGAGCGTCCCAACACCCAAACACTGTATTCAATATCACCACCATTAGCAAGCAACCTGATTTGATGACTTACCCCATTTACCACATCAAAACCTGCTTCAGCAGGTTGGTACTTCATCAACGCTCCACCACCACTGAACGCTCCACCTTTCGCAACTGTATGTTCTCCAATCGGCCCCCAGCCGTTTGTGTTGTCTGGTCTAACCTCCAACTGCCCGGCAGCCGTCACAGCATTCTCATTTTTGATTTCAATTGCCACCACCTCTTCCATTACCAACGCCTGGCCGACAATGTCAGCCCCCAACCCCGCTCCCATGTCCAATCCCGTCATGTCATACAAATCAATGGTGATAAAAGTACCGGCTGCAAGCGTCTTGTTCACCCACTGCCAACCACGGTTCACCTGATTGGCTTCGGCCCCGCTTGTCAACGTATCGGCAATGGAAGCCAGCAACGCACCAGATGCAACCTGCCCATCAAACATCGTGTTCTGAATGGTGGCAGACATCTGCATCGTGATTCTTGTTGAAGATACTGAACGGTCAGCCATCGTCTATTTCTCCCTACACTGCAACCGGAACATCCAGCCGGAAATTGTAGTTTATGATCCACGAATGAACGGTGTTTGCTTTCCTTAATCCGAAATCAGAAACAAACAGTGTTATCAAGTGTTTGGCATTATCAAGTGTCAAATCCTCCGGTGACGTAGAAGGGTGTCCCCCAAAAATCTCCATAACTTTCTCTGCCAAATCCGCAACCACTTCCTTTGCCGTCCGGCTGTCTCCGTCGATCTCACTTGCGTAAACCGTGAACCGTCCCGGCACATCCCTGATCTCTCTGTTGAGCGAATCACCACCAGACATTCTGACGTCCACCGAACCCGCCTCTATCTCGAACACGCAGTAAGGAAACGGTTGCTCCGGCGAAGCCTCTCCGTCATTGAGCACGTTGAACCTGGATGACTCACCGGCGGCCCACGAATCGTTGAAATCCGCGTTGAGAGAGCTGGCCTCCCAAGTGGTATTTATCGCTTCGTGAAGTTCTGCTGATCCGGCGAGGGTCATATCACATCCTTTTCACAAACTTCTCGCACCCGTCGTCTTTTTTGAGCTTCACTCATATTCGCACGAGCTTCAATAGAATGTGTTTTTCGCTTGATAAATGCAACCCATAATTTATCCCTTGATGGGTCCCGTGAGGATTCGCATTACCGTGGGTCTTTCTTCATTCATCGTCCGCACTAGGAAAGAACGCTTCATCCGCAGTTCCAAAATCACTCCGTAGTCAAGGGTGGTTCCAATGAATCCATCATAGGAGCCTTTCCTACTTTGTATCACTTTTCCGAAAATAGTCTTCATCAAATGCGTTGTGTCAGCCTTGGGGAATTCACCTGGCTTGCTCCGGTTCGTTACAACCGTCCCACCCCTTGGTCCTTTCCCCTTAGTAACCGGTTTACTAATGTTGTCTACCACCTTGTTTTTCAACAAGTCCGTGGTAAGTTTCACCCTAGCCTTCATCGAAAACGCTGTTTTGTCCGACACGTTTTTGATGAACCACTCGATACGAGCCAGTCGTTTCGTCCTGACTCCGGTACGCCTGGCCCTCCCTGCCAAAACAGCTTTCGACGGTGCCCTGAACTTCGCCATTGCTATCCCCCACCTCCACCCAACCGCCGACGCCACGCTTCTACGTCTTTCTCGTATCTTGGTTGCCATGATTCCGTCATGGGATTCGGGCTGTACAGATAGTCACCGGGCAACTCATCAACGTCTTCCATGCTGGGCTTTGGGCCTTTGCTCATCACAGCATAAGACGGATCGGAGTTTAACAGATGAAGCATTTCGCGGCACAAAGTCTTCATCTCATCGATGCCCAACTCCCCTTTCTGAGAAGCGACACCGGTCAAAACCTTGCTGCCAGGTTCGTACACGCACATATCTGAACTTACCATCGTTATGCGAATCCTCTCACACAACTCAGGGTCATCACACAACGGATCACTGATCACGTAGGTTCCCGCAGCCGGATTGACGTGTATCTGCATGCCTGGAATTTCCGGCAGTGTAGGCAACGTACGGGCGAAGGGACGAGGCTTAATCGCTCCCCGCAGTCGCAAGCCAGCAAGGCTCTTGATCTTCACATCGTTGTTCATGTCCGAATTGATCTCGATACCGAACGGAGGAACTCTTATTTCAACTTTTTCTTTTGTCGCAGTAGCCATGGTATCTCAGTCTCCAAAAAGTCTCCAAAAGGGATAAAAGTCCCAGGGCAGGCGGAGACAGACCTGCCCTGGGAACACACCAACAACTAACTACGCAGGGGCAGTGGTCGTCAGGGCAGCTGTCGCAGCACGCTCCAACTGACCTCCATATCTCGAAGTGGCAACTATCAGCAGCTCGTTACGCCGAGTCAAGGTGTCACCTGCCGTACTCGATGTCAGCGTCAAACCACGCCGACGATACATGCGATACCGTTTCAGGACTGCATAGAAAATCTGAGTATTGTTCAGACTTTCATTGATCTTGTACGGACGGTTCAAGAGCGAGTACGAATCGTGGTCCATCCCGAAAACTCGACGGACGTCAGCCGCACCAACGGGAATCGCTCTGGCTCGTGAGTAGCTCTGCTCTGTTCCACAAAAAACAATGGAACTTTGCATCGCCGGACTGTGTTCCGGCTTGGCCACCGTGAACCGAAGGTTCTCGTAGTTGCCGAGATTTGTGGCTCCGCCGAATGCGACGGCAGTGACAGCAGGCGTGGCCATGATACCAAGCGGTTGGGTTGTACCATTACCAGTCGCAATGACGTCATCCAACTCCTGCAACAGACGCTCACCATACTGAGCAGAGAAATGAGCTGCAAAATCGATCGGGGAGTCCGACAGGAAATCCAGACCGATACGAACTGCTCCATCAAGACGGTAGATCGTAGTGTCAAATGCCGTGACATACGCAGCCGTATTGAAAATCGCGATTGCAGTGGCATCAATACCACCCCACGTCATCGTGACGTTGAGAGAAGCAACGCCTTCAATCCTTCGACCGCGAGCGATCGGGACAACATTCACCAACGGGAACAACTCCCCCTGGAGAAGAGGTGCCGAAATCAGGTCGTCATCAAAGACAATCGGAACTGCCTCAAGACCGCCACTCACAGCATCGTCGATCAGGTCCTTCTGCTCACGAGGGGTGAGACGACGTCTCTTGATGTCTTCGATGCCTTCGTCACCACCAACGGTCGAGCCGCCCCACTTGTATTCTCGCATGGCGAACTGAAGCAGCTCTTTGCTGTGCTCAGGCAAACTAGCGTAACCCAACGATCTGAGTCCGCCGTGTCTGGCAGTGGAGCAAAGGAACTGGGCGAAGGCTCCAATGACGGCTTTGTCCCGCTCGGATGAAGTCTCAAGGGGTCCGTCGTAATAGTTGATCTGTCTTCCTGCCTGAGCGTTCTTCATACCATACTTGTCGTGGCTGGGATACAGCAACGCAGTCTTGGTAGTGTCGTACATTTCAGCCGCATTCTTAACACGTGGGGCCGATTCCTTCTTCTCCTCGGTTCCGATCTCTCCGACCTTCTTCTCAAACTCTTCGGAAAGTTCGGGGACCTTCTTCTCAGGCTCCGTCTTCTTCTCTTCCTTCTTCTCAGGCTCAGAGGTTTTCACCTCAGCCGCCTTGGTCTGGATCTCAGTCAACTTGGCCAGTCCGTTTGCAATCGCGTCCAGCTTGTTGGCCAGATCGCCTGCCTTTTCAGCATCCTTGTCGGCCGTCAATTCGGCCAGCTTCTCCGCTGTGAGATTACCATTTACGATAGCCTCACCGACGGCCTTGCGACACTCGTCGTCAGTGGCATCCTTTTCGATGCCGGTATTGTCAACGAGCCACGCCTTCAGTTCTTTCGTGATGGGCATTTTGTTTCTCCTGCTTGTTCACGATAGATTTTGGCCGCCTCACCACACAGTGAGGCTCTGCCTAAGTCCCCAAAAGAGACTTTAATTGCTTCGCTGCTTCCTTTTGTCTCTCGTTCATTTCAACCACTGCTAAGGCTTCCTTCAGCCTCAGCCGCTCTTCTTTCGTGCTTTGGAAGAGGATGGTCGTAATAGCATCCTTGACACTAGTCTCGGATTGCTTGGTTTCCTCTTCATCCGTTTCCAGGATTTTAAGCACTTGTTCCAGCCCCGCCGTGGCTTCGCGGAGGGTCGCCTTCGCCGGCCTTGAAATGTCCATGGCCAGCACATCGGTTATGGCACCGACGGCTTCTCTGATTCTGTCTTCGTTCCCCTTGCTGAGGGCTCTGCCGGCTTTCTCAGTTTCAATTACAACTGTTTCCTTTTTCTCCTCCGTCACTTCGTCGCTGGGCTCACCACCTTCTGCGTCTTTGGCGACTTCCGCTTCTGTCGCAGCCGTTCCCGCCGACTCATTTTCTTTGGTTGGTGTGCCAACACCTCCCCCCGCTTCTCCGCTCTCTGTCTCGACGCTTCTGTTGGATAGTCCATGTTCAATCTCCTCACCATTGAGTTTTACTGTCAAGTCAATCTCCACAGGCATCGACTTCGGCCAATGCTCTCGGATGGATTTGCCGTATCGCTTCATCAATGGAGAGGTTAGTTTACCGCCCTCCACCAATGACATGAAAACTTCCTGAGTGTCAGCATCCGTGTTGCTTGGTACACTAACCAACGACTCCTCCATGATCTCAAACGACTTCACATCGAAGCCCGAAACCTCTCCGTCCGAACCTTTCATTTCCTCGAATTCCAAAGCGTGGAACCCATGACTGAATCGACCCATACCGTTGTCAACCATCACCGCAGCGTCGTGACTCAGATCGTTCATGTCTACGATCGCACTGACAAGAGACAACAACCTTTTCGTGTGCTTGACGATTCCCACCATCTTACCGATCGGCAACGTGGGAACGTGCTGCCAAAGCAAAAGCATCCGGGGATCTGGAATTGCTCCCTCCGTCCGCATGATGTCCCCGTCTCTATCTTTCTTCGGTGTGGTCAAAACATGCTGGAAAGCCATCAGCGTGTTCTTCGGGAAGTCAAACCTCTTCTGCAACCGCTTCATACTCGCTGCATCTTTGGCTTCCACCACCATATCAGGATTGCTGTAAACCAACGTGTTTGCAGCCTTCTGAAGTGCATCAGCAAAACTGGTCTGTCCCTTCGATGCGTAGTGGTAGCAAACATCCAAACCAACCACGTCCTGCAACGTCGAAACATATTGGTCCGCCGTCACGATCCCGTAACCGAACTCGGACCGCTTCTGCTGCCGGGCCTTGATCGCCTCAAGCATCGTTTCATTTATGCTCATATTTTCACTCGCTATTACGCTATGTAATGAAGCTTCAAGACACCAGCTACTCCGCCATCACCAAAAAATTGGATGTTCGCCAAGTCTTCTCTCAGGAAAAGCTTCGGAGGTTCCGTCACCAGCAAAAGCATTCCGAGGACACCCGTCGGAGCCGTGCCGTCCATCGTGTATCGAACAGCCGTCGTGTCCGCCTGTAATTCAACGAGGGTAGCAGTGGCAGGTATCGCCAATGCAGCGGCATCCAGAACAACTCCGGCAACCGCCACCTGTTCGTATCCTATGTACATCGACTACCCTTCCAAACGAGCCTTCGCCGTTGCATGAAAAACAATCAACTGCTTCACCGCTTCTTTGTCGGTCTTGCCGATCTTCTCCGTCCAACGAATGAACGACTGAGGGTTGAATTGATCGCTTCCCTTGGGGACACCCTTTCGCACTTTTGACGGATCGGGCTTCAGCCGCATCCGCCTCATGGCGGTTTCTGTGGCCGTCAGGAAAACTTCTGTCTTACTGGCAGACAGTGTTTTTATCTGCCGGATGATCGACCTGAAATGGCCTCTCGGCATTTCACGGATTTCATTATCTGCTGCCATTGTTGGCTTCTCCGTTATTGCTGGGTTACACTTGAGCTGGATGACGTGGCCGAAGAACTGGAAGACGAACGCCACGCACCGCTGCTCCAACTCGAAGAACTGACACTGCTAGAGCTGGAAGAACTTTGGCTGGTAGAGCTGGACGACGTTGCCGAGCTGGATGACGTTGCCGAACTTGACGACGATGACGTGGCCGATGACGACGATGATGTAGCCGAGCTGGATGACGTTGCCGAAGAACTGGAACTGCTCGTAGCCGAACTGGACGATGTTACCGAAGAACTGGACGACGTGGCCGAACTAGAACTCGTAACCGACGATGACGACGATGTAGCTGAACTTGATGACGTGACCGATGATGAGCTGGACGACGTAACCGAACTTGACGACGATGACGTGGCCGATGACGATGATGTAGCCGAGCTGGATGACGTTGCCGATGACGATGAGGATGTCAACGAGCTGGATGACGACGTTGCCGATGACGATGACGACGATGTCATCGAAGATGTGCTCGATCCCATCGAACTTGATGAGCTACTCGAACTGTTCAACGAAGAACTGCTGGAACTGGAACTGTTTCGGCTGGACCAACTCGAAGAACTCGGACTGCTGGACATGTCCTCCATCGAAAGGATCTGCAACCTATTTGCCCAATCAGAAGCGGGACCCGGAAACTGAATCGTCCCTGTATGAAAACTCAAAACATCGGGCTCTGAGACCTCACCACTTGCCCGCGTATCAACCAAGACGGCCTGCCAAAGCTCTTGAGAAGTCAAAGCCACCGTCACGTTCTCAATCGCCGCCCCAAGCAATGTGTCATATATAGGAACGATTGCCGCATCGTCGCCCGCACGCCTTCGTCTGGTAACCGTCAAGCGGCGTGTTACCAATCCCACTGCGTGACCGAGCCAAAAAGTTACGTTTCTCATTTCCATACTCCCAAAAGAAAAAGGCTGCGGGAACCGTCATAGGACCCATTTCTGGTATCCTGCAATGGTCCGCCGCAGCCTGTCTCCTCAACAGCACCTTGACGAATCTCTATTGACTATAACCCATTCGTGCTCCGTCTCCTATACCCAATTCGGAAAAAATTATCAGTCTACTTTCTTCTTCCCAGACGGTCGGTCAAATCGGTCCGTCTTCACCCTGCTGTGCAACAATTCTCCCTTGTCACCACGCACCTCCAACGACAGCGTAAAATCTGTCCCCTCCGTCATCGCATCGCAAAACGACCGGTCAAACTTCTGCATGTTCCGCAGAAACAACTCCAGCGATTTGTCATCCTTGAAAGATTCTCGGTATTTCTCTTCTCGACTTGTCAACTTGTATCTCCATTTCTGTGCTGCTGTAAATCAACACCTCTATCTCAACGCCAGCCCATTTTACGATCGTCGCCCGCAGCTTCCTCTTCTGCTCTGCGTCAAGATTCTGGTATGTCCTAACCAAAATCCTATCACCTGGTTGGAACTGTATCCGGGAACACTTCACATCTGCCAGCAGAGGGCGTTTCAATTCAACCTCCACTTCTCTACCATTTCAGGGTCCAAGGGAACTATTTCATTATCATCACCATCGTCCCAATCATCCATATTGTCTTTCGACATCGAAACAGTCAGACTCAGGCACTTGCCATCCTCCGCTTTTTCGCTTGCCTTGTTAAGCAGTTGAACCAGATCGGATTGCCCTGCTTGCTTGTCCGTCCGGGCTTGCAGCAAAGCTCCCAACATGATGCCAACAGCCAGACCGATAAAAAACTCTGTCATGGCCATGATTCAATCCTCCCATTCGATGTTCGGAATTTTTTGATTTCGCAGTACTGCATTTTCCCTCACGGACCATTCTGCAACCGCCTTCGTGCTTTGCCTCTCCGCTTCAGTGTGACGGAAATCACCTCCCCTGTGACGCACGACCAACTGCCTCCACCTGAGTATGTCCGGGTCCAAATCTTTGGGAATCTGAATGGGAACCCCCTTGATGTGCTGGTGCGTGTTGCAGAGCCTGATGAATCTCTCCTCCACGGCCACTGCCAAATTGTAATCATCAGGTGTACTCTTGACCAACACGTTGAAATGCTGCTGCTTGCCGTTTCGCTTGGTCATTCTACCGTCTCCACTTCGATTCCTGTTTTTTTCAGTTTTTCCAACACATCAGAAGGCAAAAACACATGACGAGGACACCGCACTTTGCCGACATCCTTCAGAGAAACCCCACCATAAATCTGAGCCTCGATATATCTAGGTGTTATCTTTATTCCTTTACAAACCCGCTTCCAATCGTCAACAGAGAGACCAGCTTCCATCCCTTCCATCGTCGCAGTTGGATTATTCACAGCAGCACCCTTCCCCCATTTTTTTCTACCGCTCATCGAGTCTTCCACGGTATAACTCGTTCGCTCCTTGATGTACGACTTTAGCACTACCTGAATATCTCCATACTGGGCTACGCCTTTTCGTGATGGGCTTCTCTGTTTTGGATGTTCCAAATAACCATAGACAGGACGCTCCTCCGGTTTTGCCTCGTCTGGTATACCGAAAACCAAGCCCTCTACTTCCCTGCGACGTCTGAGATAACGAAGCTTTCCTTTCCCGAAACTGTCTATAGCTCCTTGCTGAAACCCGTTTTTCATCTTCCCATCAGAAACAAAACCAAGCAGGCCATCAAGCGTAAGTTGCACCAACACCTCACACCTACTCATGAACTTACGAACGGTCTTCTCAGCACCACCTGATACGATCCCCTTCGGTAGTTGGTTAGTGCTTTGCTTGGTCATGACGTATCAACTTCCCATTCAGGAGGGACATCAACAACCCCCCCTTG